GCCGTGCCGTGCGCCTGCGGCTGGTCACGTTAGCCGGACCGTTAATCAGCTCCGGGCCGTTCTCACCCACGATACCGGTCTGGCCTGACGGAATATAGCCGCCGGTGTCATACATGCGCGGGAATCCGCCCGGCGGCAGCACCACTTTGCCATCCGCATTAACCGTGGCGGCCCGCGTCTGGATTTGCGGCACGCCTGATTTATCACCGCCCGGCTTCAGGAAATCCGGCAAATAGTCCGTCAGTGAAGACAGCTTATCTTTCAGCGCGTCCCACTTCTGACTGATACCCGCCAGCAGCCCGTCAATCATCTGCGAACCGGCTTCCTGAAAGCGCGCGGGCAGCCCCTGCACATCAGCCACAATCTCGTTCCATTTGGTACTGATGTAACTGCGGACCGCCGTCCAGACGCTCCCCACCTTCGTGCTGATGGTATCCCACAGTGCGGCAAGCTTCGGTCCCAGCGTCTCCCAGTTCTGCCAGATATAGAATGCCCCTGCGGCGATAAGTCCGATAACCGCCAGAATGGGGTTTGCCATCATCAGCCGTCCCAGCCACAGCACGCCGTTGCCAACAATACCAATGGCACTTTTAATCAGTCCGAAGGCGCTGAACGCTTTGATACCCAGCACGCTGCAACTCATCCGCAGCAGGGCCAGCGGCCCAAGAACAGCGGCAGCGGCCAGTAACAGTGCGCCAGTGGCCGTCACGGCAATGGCAAAACCGGCGGCCATTTTGAAAAGCGCCGCCGTCAGTTGAGGATGCTGCTGCACAAAGTTACCCAACGCGCTGGCGAGACTGCCCAGCCAGTCAACCAGCCGCTTGAGATCCGGGGCAACGGTCGCCCCGATTGCCGACAGCGCATTGGTGAACGAGCCGCCCGCCGCGTCCCAGCGGTTCGCCAGCGTTTTCAGCGACGCATCCACGCGCTCGCGCAGTGAAGCCTGGGCATTGAGCTTTGCGGCGGTTTCCCGGTAGCCCTCAATGCCCTTGTTAATCATGATGTTCAGTGCCTGAAGGGTTTCCGCATCGTCACCAAACAGCGTGTTGATCACTGCCTGTCGCTTACCGTCATTGGTGATTTTTTTCAGCTTCGCCAGCTGCGCGTAAAGGTTTTCCAGTCCGGCAAACTGCCCCTTTTTATTCTGGAAACGCAACTTTATGCCGGTGCCCGACAGCGCATCATTGGCATCGTCAATTTTCTTATTATTCAGCGTGGCCTGAAAAATTTTGCGGTAAGCGTTCTCCGCTGACTCACCGGCCATGCTTGCCTGATCGGCCATCACCAGCAGCGGGGCAAAGGTCTTCGCCGCCGTGATGCCCTTCTGGTGAATGATGTCCATCGCGCTGCCGATTTTGGAGAAGCCCTGCAACATATTGTCCGCATCGACGCCCGCATAAAAGCCCTTCTGGATGATGTCGGTCAGCGCCATCATGTCCTTTTCGCTGGTCTGCGTGGCGTCCTGAAGCTTCGCTGCAAATTCTGCCGCGTCCGTGGGTGCCATACGCAGCTGTACGCCAAGATACGCCGTCGCCTCACCCAGGCCGCCCAGGATCGACTGCGCACTCATCCCCTGACGGCGCAGCATGGTCATCATGTTCTGAAAATCTGCCGTCGTACCGGGGAGCCTGTCGCCAAGGCTGACCGCCAGCCGGTTGATCTGTTCATACTCCGGCAGCACCCTGGCCCCCGGTCCCATCATCGACGCGGCAAGCTGCGTGGCGGCGTTCTCAGAGTCCGCATAGGCACGCACAGGGGCCAGCATGGTGACACCGGTTGTCACGCCGGTGGCAATCATGCCCGCACCGTCTCCGGCCAGTTTGTTGCGCGTCGCGGTCAGCTTTTCGTGGCGCGCCCGTACGGCGGCCAGCTTCTGCTGCCGTTCGCCAAGCTTACGCAGCGCCGCCTGCTGGCGCTCAATCGCGCCGGTTGCCGCCTGTGCATCACTTTTCAGCCGCCGCTGTGCGGCACTGAGCTGCCTGGTATCAATCCCGGCGGCGTTCAGCGCCTCACGCTGACGCTGCACCGACAGGCGCAGACCGTTGTAAGTCTGCTGGAGCTGGCTGGCACGGTTCTTTGCCTGCTCCAGCACGCGGGCCTGCGCTGCGGTGGGGCGGCTGGTTTCGCTGAACTGCACGGCAAGGCGTGCCGCTTCCTCTCGGGCGGCCCTGAGATTGTTCGCCGTGACGGCAAGCTGGGAACGGGTTTTGCGGAAACCGTCAATACGCCCCGCCTGCTCATTGAGGGATTTCAGGCCGTCTTTACTGGCCTTCAGCGCGGCGGCCAGCTCCTTTGAGCCGTCACGCGCGTTGCGAAAGGGGCGGGTGATTTTATCAATCGCGCTCAGTACCACCTGCAAACGCAGATTTGTGTCACTCATCGTCACCGGCTCCGCTTCGCTGGATTGCTTTATGCCGCCATGCCAGCACGTCCGTCAGGGATTCCGCGTACATCACCGGCGGCGGCCAGTGAAAAACGGTAGCGATATCGGCCACCAGATCCTCAACCGTCAGGCCGTCGGGAAAGCTGACAGCGCCGACTTCGGCAACAAAAAAGTGATCACCTCAACTGACAGCGACAGGAGATCCGCCGGGTCCATTTCGTTGATTTCCTGGGTGGTCAGAGCGGGTTCAGTGACGCGGGGCAGCACGGTGATCATCGCGTTCACGTCCATATCCATCAGCGCCTGCAAACGGGTGCCGCGCAGTGCGCCGGACTGCGGCTTGCGCACGGTAATGCGGGTGATTTCAGTTTTGCCACGCACAACAGGCGTGTCCAGTGCGACGGTTTTTTCATTAGCGCTGGTTTTGTCAGTCATGATGCGTTTCCGTTAAAGAGTGGAAAAACGGCAGGCGTTACCCCTGCCGGATGAGTTACAGGCCGAGCGCGTTGCGGTGCGCTTCCATCAGGTCTTTGCCGTCAACGATGTGGATCATGTTCACGATATCAATCTCATAGACCACTTCGCCGTTGATGGTCAGTTTGGCGTAGCTGTTGGTGGCGGAGACTTTGGTGGTGCTGGATTCGCCGGTCTTCCATTCGCCGGAGTCCAGCTCCTTGTAGCGACCGCGCGTGACCAGTTCCACCGCCAGCACCTCGCCGGTGTCATCGCGCTGGATGGAGCCGGTAAAACGCAGCTGAATACCGTCTACGGTTTCCGTGCCGAGCTGCTTAAACAACAGCGATTCAGTGCCGCCAACGGTGAATTCCGTATCCAGCGCGCCGTCATCCAGCCCCATGTCGATGTCCACCGCACCGGCCATCCCGCCGCCGCGATACTTTTCAAACTTCCGCGTGACCTTTGGCAGCGTCAGGGACTCAACCAGCCCCTGCCAGTTGTTGCCAGCGTTAAACAGGTTCAGGTGCTTGAGCTTGCGGGGTAATGCCATGTGATCGTCTCCTTATGCGCTGACGCGGCTGGCGAAGTTGACCAGATACTGGTCGGTGATTCGCTGACGCAGCAGCAGGTTTTCCAGTGGCGGCACAGGGGTGTAGTCGTAATCGATCAGCAGCTTGCCCGCCTTGAGCGTGTCTTTATCGTTCACGCTCTCATCCAGCCAGCAGTCCGCACCGATGAGATACCCCTGACTGACCAGGCTGCGCAGTTTTGCCCGGATGCTTTCGATAATGTCACGCGCCAGTGAGGGATTGAGCGCACCATCCACCGCCCATATCTGTGCTTCGGCCATCGTGTCCATTAACACCTGCGCAGTGCGGGTGTAACACTCGAAGGCAAACAGCGGATCATCACTCAGGCAGCGGGAACCCCAGAAGCGATAACCATCCTTGCGGATAAGCGTGGTGATGTCGTTCTGGTTCAGCAGCCCGGCATCAGTAGCGGGGTCCTGTAAATCCCAGAACACGTCTTTTGAAATACCGGTAATGCCGTTTACCCCGACGTTGGAAAGTGACTTGTGCCAGCCGGTCTGCTCGTCAATTTTGGCGCGCAGGCCCAGCGCACGCGCGGTGGCATAGGCGGTGGCGTCCGCCTGCAATACCGTGTCAAAGCTGATGAAGTCAGGCCAGATAAGCATCCCTTCGCGCTGGCTGAAGTTGGCGCGATAGGCAATGGCGTCTTCCACGCTTTGACAGCCCCAGGCGGAAAGATAGGCAAACCCGCGCAGGCTTTGAGCCACGCTCAACAGTTCAGTAGCGACGGCTTTTGTATCGTGGCCTGGCACGCCAAGAATGCGGGGTTTGACGCCGCACACCGACTGCGCGGCCAGCAGCGCCTTCATGCCGGTGCGCTGGCCGTCAGTCACGCCGCCGATGATGTTCGCGGTGGTTTCCGCTTCAGTCTGGCCCTGCGGCACACGCACCACGACGGTGACAGGTTTTGCCTGATCGGCAATGGCATCCAGCGAGCGGGCAAGCGTACCGGATTCGCCCGCTTTGCCGCTGGCGGTGAGCACGTCAGTAAGAAGCACCGGACGATTAAGCGGAAAGGTGGCTGCGTCGGCATCGTCGCCGGTGCAGACCAGTCCGACAATGGCGGTGCTGACGGTGGTAATGGTTCGGGTGCCTTCGTTGATTTCCTCAACGCGCACGCCGTGATGATAATCCTGAGCCATAAGGCGGTTCCTCTCTAAAGGGGTTCCGCTATGGTCTGTCATACAGGATAAAGATGCAGTTACGGTGAGTTGTGCAGGCAGTCACACAAAAAAATCTGATCCAGTAAGAGGGAAAAACAAACACAAGATACTGAATTAGTTAAATTGATACACTCAAACACGATAAAACTTGCATTTAATCCTTACAACAAAGATTCAAAAAAGGGATATTTAAGGTCAATCATTTACAGATCGTCTTTTTATAATTAATTGCTTTTTAATATACGTTCTACAATCTCTGGCACAAACTCCCCTGGTGGAAAAAATAAAAAACCTAAAAGATACGTATAAAATAACAAATGTAAGCCATGACACTTTCTTTTGGGAAGCAACGAATTTATCTATAATCTCTTTATCAGTGTTACTATTAAAAGAATGACAAATCGTTTCTACAGTACTAAGATAAAATTTGGTTTTTTCCATTATTTTATTGGCATTATAGTTTTCCTTCAGGCAATCCTTTGGAGTAATGATATATTTATTGAACATTGGCTTAGCCATATTATGGTTTATTAAAACCCAAGGTTCACCATCATGAAATTGCAGTATCGCTTTATCAGTTATACTAATCGCCGCAATAGCCACACCAAAAATAAACATTAAAACCGAAAAAATAGCCGCCATAATGATAAGCATCCAATGAGGTTTTCTCATTTTCATATTGTGGAAATCAAAATTCCCTTTCGATTCGGAAATTTTCTTTATGTCAATATCATATCTGACTAACCACTTATAAAAATCATCCAGATCATTTTTTTTCTTTATATCAGTATTGAATATAGCATTGAATTTATCTAAATCTTTCCTCTCCTGCATGTAACTTTCGAGATGCACATCATGGAAATTTTTCTCTCCAACGAGCAATGACCACAAACGATAATACAAGCTATAAGTTGATCCGCTTCTGGAATAGAAAACATAGACCATCGATAATATTATACCGATAGCTATAAGCGTACTGATTAATGTGTCGAACTTGATAACAGTTTGAATCAGACTTTCCATTTTTCCTTCAACCTTAATATAGGGGTATACGCAACAAAAATCTTAAAATGTATGAATACAGGAGATAACATTGTGCAAATGATTTATATGCAAACAGTTTCAAAAGGGCCATTACAATCATTTATAATTACTATAAATTCCGTGCAGAAAGGCCCTTCAATTAAAATAATTTATTCACAATAAAATAACTATCGCGAACCCTAACGACCTCTCACTTTTGTTACTACGATCTTCACAAGCCAGTAAAGCGCCACGGCATAGATCGTGATAACCGCCAGAAGTGAAAAAAACGTAACAGGGTCTGTACCCGCTTCATATACGTCATCTTGATAATGGCTGAAAGTTTGGTGGGAATAGTCAACAAGCCTCGCCGTCAGCGAATAGAGTGGCATTCCGTAACGCGACAACATAAATGCCACAATAAAGCAGATGACGAATCCTGCTACCTTCCTAACGAGTTTTGCAGTTTGCAAAATTACTGTCTCCCTGAACATCAACGTAACCGTAAGCCATTAAGCCGTTTCTTGAACCCGGCACACGGATTTTATTTCTCCGAAGTAAAGATTGCCTGACTGTGTAGAAGTCAGTGCGGCGCACGAAGGTAATACATCCTTCACTTTCACCGGAGCCATCTGGTCGTAAGGGATGCAGACGAAAACCGCCACGGGCAACGCCATTAATAAAGATGGAATCACTCATCGTTTGAGAATTAAAGAGAGCAAACCATTCTGAATGGTTTGAATTATTCCAAAAATCAACGGCCCACCCTCTAATCTGATTTGCGATACTGCCTTCAGGACGTGATACGATCCAGTAGCGACCAACAGGAATGGCACTGTTAGGCTTATAAGTACAATTCGGATCATTGGTGTAAGGCTTCTGTCCGGAAAAAACCGGGAAAGTGCCCACACCGTAGACTTGCAATTTTGCCTCGCCACCACCTTTTGTCAGGTCGTTGTAGCTCATTCTCATTAATTGCATGAAATGCTCCCTGCAAGTTGTCAGGTATGATAGAAAACGGGCCAATACTATCATGAAATTAATGATTTTCTTAACTACCTGTCACTCAGATTCTTCTGTATATCTGTAAAACAGATTCCCGCTGGCATCTTACACTGTAGAAATGCTTACCTCGTACACAAGCACAATCATGTAAGATCCGATATGGCCCTTCCATGCAGAACAGCCTGTTCAGGTCTGAGCCAATTAACATAAGTTGAACGATTTGCACTGGCTTTACATCACTGGATTAACAGTTCAGGCACTATACGCTGGGTTTTTCCGGCCACACAATTTCCGCCTCAGCGGTATCTACCGAGTTCAGCGTCTGAATGTATTTCATCCACGCAATCAGGCGGGTTTTATCTTCATCGCTGATAATGTCGAGCTGCAATTCCGTCTGCCACAGGCTGATTGTCGCCTGCGCCTGCGCCCGTAACACCGCCTTTTGCTGTTCGGCCAGCGCGGCTCGTTGCTCCGGGGTCAACGCCGGTTCGTCTTCCCACACCGGGCGACCGTCCACCACGCCCAGCCGCTGGCCGTCAGGCGGGGTTTGCTTCCAGTAGCTGGCCGCTTCCGCCGTCGTGACCGGTACGGCATCTGAAGGCCAGGTGTCATCGTTATAGGTGCCGTCGTCTTTCCATTCCGCCGGGATAAAGGATTTCAGCGAGGGTGAAAAATAAGCTTCGGTCATATCAGTATCCTAATGCGATGACAAAGCCGGAATAGGCACCGGCCACGCCATTTACGCGCAGGTTAAAATTAGTCAGCGTTTTCGGGCTGGGGTCGGTCACATCATCAAAGGAGATGGTCGGGGAATCGGTGCCGCTGACGTCGGTCCGGTGACACATCCCCCACGCGGTCAGCCGCCCGCCGGGGAACGGGGTCGGGTAGGTCCAGGCATAATTACCGGCTGAACCGGATTTGATTCTGGCCCACTGCACGATTAACCCGCCCGGCACGTCAGGAATGCGCACATAATCGCTGTCTGAAAACGGCCCTTTCCTGAACAGTCCCGCCACCGCCGCCACGCTGGGCAGCAGGTCTTTTGCCGTTCCCGCCACCATCTGCGCGGCGGTTGCCACACCCATCTTTGCCGCGTCTTTCAGGCCGAGATTATCCAGTACCGTTCCGGCCAGCCCGGCGTCTTTGATTTCCGCCAGCGCACCGGCGATTTGCAGATACTGCGCGTGCGGATTGACGGCGGCGAGGTGCGCGGCCAGCGCCTTATCGGCGTACGACTTCACCTCAATCACGGCATTATCGACGTACTGCCGCGTTGCCAGCACCACCGACGGGTCAATCTTCATCGTCACCGCGCTGGTGCTGTTGACGATGATTATCATGCGCACCATCTGCGTGCGGCCGCTGCCCTCCTGCAACTGCGGCTTGTAGGTTTCCGCGCAGTTCGCCACCGCAATCAGCACGCCGTCGGCGTCAAACAGGCCGATTTCCCGTATCCAGAAGCCGCCCTCGCTCTCAGGGATAATCTGCTCAGCAATAATCTGGCTGCTGTTGGCGCCGTCCACCGTCAGCGCGTTCAGCGGGGCGCGGCGCTTTTCCCCGACAAGCTTTGTCTGCGCCGCGTCCGGCGTCGGCAGTGTCCCGCCGCCGTCACCAACGGCCATTTCGGTAATCTGTAACTTTGTTCCCAGCGCGGCGGCGTTGGCCAGCTTTGCCGCGCCCTGGCTGGTCAGCAGGGCAAAATATTTTGTGGTCATGTGCTCACTTCCGTCAGGTCGATAAGATGCACCGCCGCGCCGGTCCAGCCCGGCCCGCCAACGGTGATGATTTCAGGGGTGTAAGGGTAAACGGTCAGCTCGTCGCCGCTGTAGCAGGCGGCGGCAACCGGCAGCACGCCGCTGCTCTGCAAATTGATGGACATACCCAGCATATGGCGGCTGCACGGCTTCGCGTCGGCAATCAGCCGCTCCAGCTCGTGGTAGGTTTCTTCCGTGATGCCCTGCTCCTGCACGCCGATATCCAGCCGAAAGGTGCCGGGGACGTCGCCGGTATTCCACCACTCAATCACGCGGATCAGGAATCCGAACGGCTCCACCACGCGCCGGATCGCACTGACGGTGCCCTTGTGCTGATGAATATAAAACGCATCCCTGACCACCTGCCGCTTGATGCTTTCTGACCAGCTTTCGTCCCAGCGGTCTACCGAAAACGCCCAGGCAAGATAAGGCAGAAAGCTGACCGGGCAGGTTGCCGGGTTCCACAAATCGCGTAACGGCACGTTTAAATCGGATATCCCGCTGCACGCCTGTGCCAGACGACGTTCAAGCGCGGATGAACCGGGTGGCAACAGGCTGAGGTTACTCATGCCAGTAACTCATCATCCGCCACGGACAGGTCGGTGCCGGTACAGCTTCCCGCCTGGGTGCGATCCATGATGATGTCTGCCGCCGGTTCAGTCATTTCCACCCAGTCCACCCCGGCAACGCGCAGCACCGCCCCATAGGATTCACGGCGCACGCTGCGGCCCAGCTTTTTCTGCTCGATGAGGTAAGCGGCGAGCTGTGCGTTTGCCGCCTCAAGGCAGGGACCGGCAGCCACGCCATCGAAAAGATGCAGCTTTGCCTTAACGCTGTAGGAGTGAATGGTCGCCCCCTGTACGGAAACACGATCCGCTACCGGGCGCACGCTTTCAGCGTTCAGTGCGGCATCCACCCCGGCGAGTAAATCCGCTGTCGCCGTGCCGTCACCCTCACGGCTCAGCACCGTGATCACCACCGTGGCCGGTGAGGGGCTGGTCGCTGAAACGTCCTGCACCCGCCCGTCAGCACTTTTCGCATGAAACTCATACGCCGCCGTTGGCCCGGCCACGGACAACCCTTCAAAGGCTTCCGGCACGCGCACTCGCAACGCATCGTCGGTTTCCATCACCGCATCGACGGGCGGCACGGCGTCAGGATTTGCCGGGGTCACGGTCAGGCGCGCAACGTTATGCGCCGCTGCCAGCTGTTCAAGGTCGCTGCCAAGGGCATAGGCCACCATCACCGCCTGCGCCGCCTCGTTAATGCGCTGGCGAAGCAGGATTTCGCGGTAGGCACTTTCCTGAAGGGTTTTTACGATGGGATCGGATTCAAGTGCCAGCACCCGGCGCACAGCCGCCTGCTCATCTGTCGGAAAGAGTGCGATAAACGCCTCCTTGCGCTCGGTTAGCAATGTTTCAAAGTCCGGCACCTCAATCACTTCCGGCGCAGGCAGTTGGGAAAGATCAATAACTGCCACTGTTACCTCCTGTTGATACCGACATGGCAAGCGGGGAGCCGTCGTTACGCTGGCCGGTGAGTTCAACCACCATAGAGCCGTCAAAGTCGCGGGTTATGCTCACGGTGCTGAGGGTGATGCGCGGTTCCCACCGGCTGAGAGCGGTATAGACTGCTGCCATAACCTGAAGGCGGATCGCCTCGTTCTGCGGCTGG